TTATCTTTGCGTCAAGACCCATAGTATAACAGGTCTAAAGTATCTCTGTCAAACAACAAGAGACCCATTCAAATATAATGGTTCTGGTAAGTATTGGAAATCACATCTACAGAAACATGGTAAAACACATCATACTACTATTATAAAAGAATGTACCTCAAAAGAAGAATTAAAATATTGGGGCATACACTATTCTGTTTTGTGGGATGTAGTTAATAGTGATGATTGGGCAAACTTAAAACCAGAAGAAGGTGATGGTGGTGATCCTGGACCTGAAGGGAGAAAGAAACTTTCAACAACTAGTTGCTCTACTCGCAGACCTGAATCAATAGCCAAACGATCAGGGGACAAACACTATTCAAAAAGAGAAGGCTATGTGTGCAAGACTTCTGGAATGAATAACCCAATGCGTGATCCTAAGGTAATAGAAAAACGATCAGGGGATAACAATCACATGAAAAGACTTGAGGTTGCAGTTAAACTAAGAGATCCAACCATATATTGTTTTGAAAACATATCCACCGGACAACAAGTTCACATGACCAGATATGATTTTATTGGACACTTTAGAATCCCAGATGGGAACTTGTCAAGAGTAATTAGCAACAAAAGACAATCAGTATCCGGATGGAAACTAGTCAAATAAAAAGAGGGCTAGCCCTCTTTTTCATGCCCGCATACATGTTGCCTGCGCAAGTGCCTTCCAGTTACCTGAAATTTTCACTAGGTCAGCAATCTTGAGACACATACGCAAAGACATTTCACGCAACTTAGTGTGATTTGCCTCAATGAAACTCATAATCTCGTCAACAGTCTCGGGTTGAAAGTCGTAATCTACAAATAGCCCGCCATCAGCATCACGGTGTACTTGTTTAATTCTGAGGAGTTTGTCACGCTCACTATCAACAGTCAGGTCCAGAAAGTGACAACGACTTTGCAAAGCATCCAAGTGAGGCTGAATCTTGCTAGCTTTTTTGCTATCGAAAGTTTTGTTGGTGATAAAGATAATGGAGCCGTTGAAGTTGAAAGTGTTCGGGACACCTTCGTCACGCAACAGACGACTATCTTTGTTCCAAGAGATACGGCGAGTCTTGCCTGAATCCAATGCACCTTTCAGTACGTTCAATGCATCTTGATCTTCCCAAACGTCACAGTCATCAAACACTAAAACATTTTTAGCGTCAGAATATTTGTACAATGTAGCGAACAAGCCGATGCCAGAAATAGCACCTTTGACAATCTCAAAGCGAGGACGCTTGCCTGAGATTTTATCAAACATAGATGCTTTTTCCATTTGCATAGTCACGCCATGACTTTTGCCGATGCCTGCAGGACCCGTAACAATCATAGCACGAATATTGCCTGCGATACATGCGCTGGACATTTCGTCAAGCACTGCAAAACGTGAAGCAATGCGATCCATTGCTTCTGTTTCAGTTTCTGTGGGTGTTTCGATTTTAGATTCTTTGCCGCTCATGAATTCGATGCATTCTTGATTTTCAAGTTGAACACGCACTTCGCTAGGGCGCCCGGGAAACTGTCCCTCATTTTTTACTGTCACAAAACCACCTTTAGCACCCAATTGATAACCTTTGACAAGTGAGAACACTTCACCTTTTACAGGTTCGTTACGATAAGACCCAGATTTTACTCGAATGATGCTAGACATGTGTTTCCTTTACTTGACTGAATAAGACTCTATTATATACCCGAAACCATTTAATGTCAAATTATGGCTTCATAGTGAACAACATGTAATAGAAGAAAGGACCAAACATCAGCAAGGTGATGAGGATCGCTTGAAGTAGTTCTGTAATTAATTTCATGCTGTAAGTATAACACAACGCCCATTTATTGTCAAATTTAGGCTAAATTCCATTTATTGATAGTTACGTATTCAAAATTATCATGGATTTTTAGATTGAAATTTCCGGATACAACAAGGGTATCGGCTGTTGCAAAGACACGATTCCACAAGTGCTCAAGTGGATTCTTTGCCTCAATCTGAATCATGGCAGCAGTATCAGTTTCACTATCTTTCATCCAGTACTGGACGTTAGCCGTTCGTTTGTTCTTGAATACAATTCTCTTTAATGGCTTAAAAGTTCTGCAATCGCGCAATGCTTTTGCAGGGACTTTAGTTGAGACAACGTTCAATCGAATTTCGTCAAGCTGACTATCGTATTCATAAAATGCCGGCAAGTGATATGCTAATCCCAACATGTTCTCACGGAATTGCTTACCATCACTATGAATGAAAGAGTTCAGGTCTTCGCGGTAGGCAGATAATCTTTCACCCTTGAGTTTCATCATCATCATTTTTTTACTATAGTGGTCACGAATCTCACTAGCACGTTGATGGTCATCACTTGAAAGTTCTTGGTGCAAGTCTTTGTCAAGAAGACTGCCGATTCTACCAGCCGATGTTCCTGCTTCACGCATTCGTTTCCATGCCACGCTTAGTGCTAAAATATCAGACGGAGCTTCGTAGACTTCGTACTTCTTAACAGCAGGATGTAAGTTGAGATTTGTTAAATTAAATAGGTCGATGCTATGCGAGGAATTGAGTGATATGTTGTTACTGAATGATCCGAGCGTCACTGTTGGATGTGTGGTATAAGTAGGCATATGAAATATAGTAGTTGATGAATTATAACAAAACCTCATGCTGTTGTCAACATGAGGTTTACCTTAACTAACGGTAACGTCTTCCATTCCGCTAGTGCGCAAGCGAACAATGTGCCCGAGCATGAAGTTCTTGGAATCCAAACCCTTCATGGTTCCTAACCATTTGTTTCGGATAAGGGCCACTTCATTGATGATAGTTTCGAAGTCGATCACTTCGTCTTCACCGTCGACATATTTTTCAGCATCACGGCTGGTCAACACCCGATTATATGCTTCAAGATACTTCTGAAAGTGTTTGCGGCGAACCTTCCGTAATTGAATATTTAGGTAGTTCAACACAGCTTCAATTTCTTGAAGCTGGTTAAAGCGATGTTCAGTGACGCCAGGTAACGCAGAGATATTCTTCTCTACGTTACCATAAATCCTAACATCACTTTTTGCAGAGACTAGCTCTGCTTCATAGTGTGCTAGGAAATCAGGTATCTTTGATAAGTCTGAACTTACTCTTGTATACCAATTGCTTGACATTTAATCGTAACTTTCGTCTTCGTCTTCGTCGTATTCTTCATATTCTTCTTCTTGGAAATGCTGTTCAGCATAACCTTTCAGAGCCTTAGTGATATCTTTATCCTTGAATGCATCCTTGATATCATCAACTTCGTAGTTGTTGTCCATCAAGAAATTTACTAAAGTATCAGCAGCATCAGGGCGATCATTCATATCGATATGTTCACGTAGCACTTCCCATACATCCGTAATCAAGTCTAACTTCATTCTGCTGCCTCGACTTCTGATTCATCTTCTGTTTCAGCATCTGCTTTTGCAGCGCCGACCACGCTTTTAGTTTTTCCAGTGTACTCTAACATAACTTTGTCCAAGCAACCATCTTTGTTAGCTTCCCAACCCTTACGGAATGATTTGAGAATCTCACCGTGCTCAGTTACATAGACCAAGCTATTACCTTCTTTCTTCAATGCTCCTGATTTCTCAAGCATATCAGTTAAACCACTGTAAGGACTCATGCCTGTTTCATAAGGAATCTTAACTTGAATAGATTCAAAAGGTTTAGCGTAACGAGTTTTCATAATCTTGCAAGCAGCACGAATGCCGTTTACTTCTGCAACCTTGTTACCATCTTCGTCTTCTTTCAACTTCAATTTCTTCATAGCAACTACGATAGAACTTGCGTAAACGAATCCTTGACCACCAGAGATTTTGTCATCTGGATCAAACATATCTTGACTTGCGTATGTGTGATTAGTTGCAACTAGGCCGACGTTGTGGCTACCGAACATGTTAACACAGTTGCGAACAAGACTAGTTAGTGCTTTAGGCTTACGGCCCATGTCACCTTTCATGTTACCATCTTCAAACTGATTAACGTCAGTTGGAGTCAATAGCATACCCAATGAGTCAATGACAAACAAGACTTTCGGCTTGTCAGTTTCAGGCATTACTTTATAAGCCTTCATAAACTCACTGATAGTCTTTGCCACGTCATCAATCATTGCCATGTTAAGTTTGAGTAACTTAGTTTCGCTTGTGTCAACACCCAAATCATGCAACCACTTTTCATCTAATGCATTCTCGCTATCAACTAGAACAACGTAAATGCCTTGTTGCTGCGCATGTCGGACCAAGTTGCCTGAGCAAATGAAAGACTTGCCAGAACCAGATTCTCCAGCGAATACAGTGACTTTACCAAGAGGAACACCTTTGTTAAAATCACCACTAATAAGATAGTTGAGTCCATAATTTCCTGTACTGACCCAGTCAGTCGGGTCGTTATATCCTATACTCAAGCCTTCAATAGACTTAGTAATCTCTTTTCTAAATTTCGAAATGTCAAAGGGCTTTGCCATTATATTCTCTCTTTCATTTTACAGTTGTGTTCCGTGTATTGTAAATACTATACGGTTTTTTGTCAAGCAGGTCAGGACTGTGTTCAGCCATTGCATCTAGTTCGTAATCATTTGGGTAATGACGTAATGCTGCCCTTGCTCGGTCACGAACTACGCTAGGAACCCTGGGTGTTTTACCAGGGTCACATAGTTCTTCCAATAACTTTTTACCTTGCTTGATAGCACGGTATCTTTCGTCAGGTAGTGTCATGTGAATCTCCTTAATAGGGAGAGATTAATCTCTCCCGTTAATATTAAGCAGGCTTGTTTTGACGAGCACGAATCATTGCTAGAATGTCTTGTGCTTTGTCGCTACTAGGAGCTGACTTTGGAATTTCAATCGGAGCAGAAAAAGATGCTTCTGCTTTGTTAACATCTTCATCCCACGGTGCAGACTCTGCAACTGCGGCTGGAGATGAAACAGGTGCAGCTACAGACGGTGCTGCCGATTGAACTGGTGCTCCACCTGATGGTGCTTCTAGACCATACGGACGATAGTAGTTACCCCAACGTGCATTGTCGAATGGTTGACCATCAACTGATGCTTCAAACATTTCTTTCATTACACGTAGTTCAGCTTCGCCCGGCTTCTTAGGCAAGAAGTCAGAGAGGTTGTGCAATCCGAAACTTTCAATTGCGGATGCTTCTAGCTCTGTCAACGCTGATTCTTTACGAGCCCAGGTTGAAGTTGAGTAGTCAGCATAACCACCTTTTGTAGTCTTCTTAACGTTAAAGTCAAGACCACGCATGTAGTCAGTTGGCAATTCTTCCATCTCTGGATCCATCAGGCTAGACTTGATAACAGTGAAGATTTGTGGGGAGATAACGAAACGACGAATTGGATTCGCAGGTTGCTTGTCTTCACCGATTGGGTTTTGACGAACAAAACCTTGAAACAAGTACGAACGCTTCTTCCAATACTTGTTAGCCATTTCTTTCAATGACTCATCCTTGTACCAAGGACGAACTTCTGCCAAGATAGGACAGACTGAACCATCGTTGTACATTTCAACACAAGGAATCTGAACGATAACTTGCTTCATGTTTGGCTCGCCCTTCACACCATTGAATGGCAATTTGATGATTTGTTTTTCAACCCAGAAGAAGGTGTTGCTTGCATTACCATCAGGTAGGATACGTAGAGAGGCTGTTGTGCCTTCATCCATATTCCAGTGGGGGTAAACTGAGTTGTCTGATTGCTGAGTAGAACCAGTATTTGATTTGTTTTCTTGCGCTGCAATACGAGCGCGGATTTCGCTTAGGCTGGCCATAATATATTTTCCTTTAATAAAATTGAGATGGTCTCTAGTTTAATATTCGCCACTCACCACGAGTGACTAACACAGAAGCTATTATAGCGAATAATAACCTCTCCGTCAATATATTTATGCCTATTTAGGTAAAATTATTCTTTTTACGGGCGTTCTCACATGCCTTACTACCTATATGTCTAGGGTAGTTAGTTTTACCTTTACCTTGCTTACCACACTCAGTACATTCCCAATGTTCGGCTTCTAACCGTTTTAGCATATTTTCTCGCTGAGTTATTGAAAACTGCTTTTGAAATTCTTTGTTTTGTGATACATGTTTACCTTGTTCTAGTAATCTTTTATTGTTTTCTGAACCAAGAAAATTATGAGACCCATCGTTCACTCTTATTAAATTATTTTTTGTTTTCCACTCACCGTCTAAGAACTTATGAGTTCCGTTTTCTATTAGTTTTTTTGCTAACTTTCGCTGATGCTCCCCACCTTGCCACGGATGCCTTCCGTTTTTAATTTGTTCTCTGACATTTTTCTTAGCTAGTTCTGATACTTCACCCGGTGTATATTTTAATATAGCAGCTAGTCTATGACACGCCAACCAATCACCCTGTGAATAATGAACATCATAGTGTTCTTGTATGGTTACTGCTTTTAGATTGTCGGGATGATTATTTGAATGGTCCCCATCTATATGATGGATGTGATAAGTTCTACCGTTTTCTTCTACTGGTATACTACCGTGATGATTTTCATAGATTGCTCTATAGTGCGTGGTGCCGCAATAAATACACATGCTGATTGCTCCTTATAAGCGTTAGAGTAGTTGGGATTTCGACCTCCGTGAACTACACTTTTATTTAGTCCATTTATGCCAGATGTGGCAAACCTCACCTTTTAAGTGAGATTTTTTAACCCGTTATCTACGATGATTCATTATCTCTTTGATACGATCTAACGGGTCAACACTTTCGTTTGTGCCAACTAAGCTACCTGGTTTAGCATATGCATCTTTCGGACTGAACTGTCCTGCTGCTTTTTGCTCTGGTCCAATGTCCTCTTCCATATTCTTCATACGCTTCATTTGCGCTTGTACTTCTGGTTTGTTCATTGTCTTCTCGAACTCTTTATTCGGATCGTACCACTTACCAGTCTTACGGTCCTGAACTAACTTTGGAGCATTCGGATCTTTTGGCATTGATTTAGTCTCTGACGAGCCTTGCTCTGCTATTTTACCGGCGCCAATGGCAGTAACTCGGCTACCAATATCTTGCTGAGTTTTAATTCTTGCCATGTTGCTCTTGTCTATGCTTTTGCTTAGAATGCTATGCATACGCTTTGCAACTTCTTTGTTAGCAGGTTTGCTGCTTTTAATAGCAGGTTCTTCTGACATCATTTTATCTTCGATTTCACTACCCATACTTGCACCAGACATAGCTCCGCCCGGAGTCTTAGTTAATGCGGCGCCTGCCACACCACCTAATGCTGCTCCAGCCATACCTTCGTCAGTTGTTTTACCTTTACTGAGAATGGCATGCATACGCTTTGCAACTTCTTTGTCCGATGGTTTAGCTTTTGCCGGAGCTGTCTCAGGACATTCACCAATGATATTGTCTGCCCATTCTTCTAGCGCAACTGTTTCTGCCATATCAGTAGTTTCAGTGATATTCTTGCTCAACTTGCTTAGTATTGTCATTACACCTTCAATGCGAGGATCTAAGCTACTAGACATAAACATTTCACTCAAGTCAACACTTTCTTCGTCTTCCATCAATGAAGGAGTGTAGCTTTCAAAGTACGCATTGTAGCCACGCTTACCGGACATTTTGCCCAAGCACTCACGTAGTTTCTGATAGTGATTAACACCTTCAGCAACTAACTGTTGTGCTGATTCATTGAACTGACCATTGCGAGTAGCACGCACGAATCCTGCCATTTTTTGATATTCTTCGCATAGACCGTTGATATGATTCCAACGGTCATCATTGGCTTTTCCGCCTTCAGCAATGTGTCTTGCATATACACGAGCTAAGCCTGGCTTAGTAGTTGGTGCTAGAAAACGCTCACCTAGTGTATTTTCAATGAAAATCTGTGCGATGTTGCGATAACGCTGTTCACCTTCTTCGATATTACGACTGTGCTTTATAATCATCTTGCATTCAGGAATATTATCATTGTAGCTAGCTTTCTTGCCTTGAGCATGATAGCCTTCATATACTGACTCTTGACGCTTAGTGTGTTCTCTTTTTGCCATATCGTTTTCCAAATTATCTAGGTCGGTTAGTTTGAAACTGAGTTGTTTCATAGTCGCAAATCTCTTTAGAGTTCTAACTAGTTGTTCCCATGATTCACTATCTGCCGAACCATTCTTGGGACTGTTTGATACTTTTTCATCAAAATATACAATAAGCTGGTGCAGACCATCAACTGAGACATAGACTTTACCATAGCTTTCGCCATCTTTAGTAAAGTCGATTTCAAATACTTCTGCTTCTTCCGGTACAGGAACTACCTTACCGTTGCTAGACTTATTGATAACAGGGCGGCCGCCCCTGCTAAGGATTTTGCGTAATTCTGCACTAAGGCTTTCTTGTTTTTGTGACATATAAACTATTTATCAATTCTAGCGTTAACTTAGTACCGCGAAGAACGGTAATGGTGCAATGAATTCTTCGTGGTCTCGCATGTGCATCTCTAAACCACTGTGGTATTCACTTAATTGCTGTATTACGCGCACTGCTAGCAATGAGGACATGACCAAATCGTCAGTTTCTCCAATTTTAGCTGCATAACTGCCACCAGATGCAATGAATGCCTTTAGCTCAGTTATTAAACTGCGACTATTAATAGTCATTTTCTTGCTCTCAACTAGTGTCTTGAACTTTGCGCAAGCAGCTAGCTTAGATTTCTGGCTAGTATTGAAGCCTTTGCGCTTCTTGCCGGGTTCACTGATAAAGATTCCGGGTATATTGCTCTCACCGTATTCGTTCAATGATACTAATGCAGCTTCCCCGATGCTGTTGTTTTCAATTGAATAGTAGATACTGTTTGGTTCATTGGTGCACTCAACTATGTACTTGGTTATCTGTGCTAATAGCTTAATCTGACTTGGAATGTCAGTCTTGTTGTGTTTCCACTCACCTACTTGGGTGGTAGTGTTTGCTTCAAATATCTGAATAGCTGCTGGATCGCCGCCTGTACCTAGACTAGGATCTAACCCGACCGCGTATACATTACCCTTAGATGGACGCTTATACCATCTGATCTGTCCGATGCGGTGAATGGGTTCGATTCCCTCCATATCAATCAGTGTGCTAGGATTGATTAGCGTCTCGTCCGCAATAATAAATTCGCAATTGGAGCATAGTATATCATTGGCGTAAAATCTTTTATCTTTACCGACATTAACTAAATCAAACACTTTCTCTAAGCAATTTTCTGCTACAGAAATCACTTGCTGCGGACCAGAGGCAGTATTGATCATATGTCCGGGAAGTAAAGTTTCGGCCGGTACTTTGTGTAAATCTGCTAAGAATACCATATGATCGGGTGTCAATGTGATTGCAGATTTTTCTAATTGCACTTTAACTGTATGCTTCGTTCCCTTGACCGCAATTCCATCGAATGCCTGCCAACCAGTATCAGTTAGTACTTCTAGCCCTAATTTATTTTTAATTAAAGTCTGCGTCATCTTTTAATATCCTGTAGTTTTTTCTATCTTCAAACAACCAAACTTCATACGTATAACCTTCGGCCAATACTGATTGTCGTTTTTTGAGATTTTTGTCTAACCGATTTTTGTATTTTTCTATACCGTCCCCGTCCCACCACCATCTAGCTTTTATCTCAACGATTTTGTTTTCCCGGGGGATATAAATATCCGGATAGTATTTCAGTTTATGTTTATGATTATCGGAATAAGTAAAAATTGGTAAACTATAGTTAGTCAACGTGTCATCTACTATCAAATCATTCTCGGTGTATTGTTCTAATAACTTAGTTATCGCAACGTCTTCATAAACTCTAACTCTAATGATTTTTCCAGATGGTAGTGCAAACTCTCTTCCGATACTATTAGCAATTGCAGATTTTTTGCGAACATCAGGTAGAAAAAAAGGACTAGCTACTCCGTATCTTTCTAAGCATGATTGTCGTCTTTTGTCGGTGATTGATTCAATGTCAGTTACAGACTTTGCCTGCCAGGATTTACTTGTTAAGGTAGGATTTGAGTAAAATTCGTCACCGTACCGTTCTTTCTTAGTAATCTTAGATTTATCTATCATTTGCGTTGACTGAGTAGTATAATCTACCCCGTACCGTTCGTTATTTGTTTGTTTTCTTACTTCTCTGCTTTTTTCTTTATCTTCTTTGGTTCTTGACGCTGACCATTTTTTCTTATTCTGTGAATCACTTAGCCGTTGTGCATCTGTCCAATTAGCTTTGGTGTCTTTAATTAGTTTGCCTACACAGGCAGGATCGCCGCAGCTATTAGCGTAAGTCTCTGTCGGTTGGTAAAAAGTTAATGGTTTTCCGCAGCTACAGGTCATTAGTTTATCCGTAACATACTTTTCATAATATTCTCGATATGTCAGGTTATTGTTTTGTAAGTGCCTGGTAAATTGTCCATTTGTTTTGCAATAATTTTTATTGTCAATTTTTGAAGTCACATAAACTGATGTGCCCATATATTTCCCTTATAAATTGGTTCTCACTGACCTTATTTATTTTCGGAGAGCATTTTTTGTAATTCTTCCATGGTCAACTCATGTATATTGCCTGCGACATCGCGCACCTTTAATTGGGTGCTTTGCGCAAAGCAACCAATCTCGCGGCGGAATCGATCATCACCTAATTGCGCTTTCATCTCACTAGCCCACTGTTCATCTCTACCCGGCTGCTCGGTCCAGTGTGCTCTATATGCTTTGAATCCATTAACACCTAACTCAGTCTGATTACCATATGAGTCTTCGGTTTTGTTAGCACCCTTCCAAATGAATGCAAATTGATCTTCGTCACTGTTAGGTGTGCTAGTGATAATAGCTTTACCACCAGTACTCAATGTAGGGGTGATAGCAGTCCAGAATTCTTTAGCTATTGATGGGCGCACGAATGCGAACTCATCTAGGTATAGAAGCGTGATAGACATACCACGACCCGTATTTTCAGTAGTTGTAGCTGAAACAATACGCGAGCCGTTCTCAAAGTCTAATGAACCTTTATTGTAAGTAGTGACCCCTGCTTTAATATGGTCAGGACAATTCTCGTATGCATATCTGATACGCTGCATAATCTCTTGCGCGCCGGTGTATTTATGAGCAGCAACTAGAATAGTAGAGTCAGGTACAAACATTGCATACCATAACAGATATCCAGCAGCACTAGTTGACTTACCCGACTGTCGAGGCATTAAACTGATAGAGTATCGAAAATTGTGATAAGTTTCGATTAATCGTTTTTGATAATCCCATGGATGATAGACCATACTGCCCTTAGTAGGGTGCTGAATCATAAAGAAGTTATCCATGAAGTATAGATAACCCAGTACTGGATCACAACATTTGATAAAGTCGTCTAACTCAGTTTGGTCTTTGAATTTTGTCTTGACGTATGGGTTTTTAACTAACGTCGGGGCGTCACTGATTGGTGCGAAGGGTTTTGCCATAATGTATTTATTTGGATCTAACGACCCCGATTACTTTGTCCAGGGTCTACCGATAGCAGGGGCAACTGTACCCGGGCTAGTGTACTTATTATACTGACGATATCCGGTTGTTCCTACTGCTTGCCTTTTAGTTTTAGCTAATGCAAGTTTATCGTTCTTACGTTTTAGTTTAGTAGCTGCTGCATTAGCTCCTACTTCAGTTGATATTCCGTTTGCTGCCATATTATTCTCCGATTGGCTTCTCGCCTGTTAAGTATGGTCGTGAAAACCATAGGCGGAACCATTCATCAGTTCCGGGTTGTATATTATGTTCTCGCATAAGACTAGCTTTTTCATTACCAGTTATGCTTATATTAGACTCTTCTCCGATAACCGGTGAGGTTACCCCGCTGAGTTTCTTTAAGTCTTCTAACGTAGTATCAGTGTTCTCTTGGCGAGAAGGAACGGACTTGAGTTTATCAAATCCGTTCATTACTTGGGCTTGTTTCCATACATCAAACATGATGTATTTATCTTGTTTTACTTGATATCGAGTGGACACCGCTTGTGTGTCATTAATACAAAGAACTTCTCTTTCATAGTAGTCTTTGAATCATCTTTGCCGGTTTTCTCAGGGTCTGATGGTAGTTCAATGTCAAATTCTATAGTGTTTGACAATTCTACTTTGAATCCAGTGCGGGTTAGTAGGGCGTCCCATTGTTGCACACCGAGTACACTATAGTGGTTTAGATTATACTCATGCTTGCGTTCAGTATCCGGAGCAGGCACTTCAACATACATATGACCTTTTAGTTTTAGCAACCTATTGTATTCGGCAAGGGTAATGATAGGGTATGGGCTATGCTCTAGTGAATGTCTGGCCCAGATAAAGTCTACACTTTCATCATAGTAGCCATCTACTTGCGGAATGAAGGACATGTCATAGTTTTTTACAGTATGACCTTTGTCAGTGCAGATTTTAGTATCACCTGGGCTTAGTGTTACGCCCACGCAGTTAGTGTAACCACGTGCTTTCATTTCATCTAAGAAATAACCAGGGCCACAGCCCATATCCATGATTAATGCGTCTTTTGCTAAGTTAAGTGGGTCAATATAAGTAGTGACCATCTGAGCAGTTAGTTGCTGATGGAATGTAGCATCACCCTCATCGTACAGATGAGCAGTATAAAGCCATTCGTTGTAGAACTTAATCTTAAGTAAATCTAGGGTGTTGTTAATATCAATCATAGTTTTACTTATCAGCAAACTATGACAGTTTATTTTTTCTTCTTAGGCTTTTCACCGTATCCACTAAATCCCATGATCGGGCTAGTCTTGTGCGTATCTTCAGGCTCTGAACTTCTACCATGCTTAGCCATTTTATGATACTCGCCTGGTATAGTTTTCATAGCTGACTGAACCATTTTATGTTCTTCGTCAGTATACGGATGAATGCTGTTGAACTTTTCAGTGGGTGATGCGATTTCCATGTCAACCGCGTCAGTTGACTTTCCATCTGCCATTGCCATTGCCATCCATAGTCGGTTCATGTGATAAACGCGGTCATATCCACCGGTATCACGTGCAATCATGCTGCCACCAGTAGCAGTAGCGTCATCATGATTTTTATTAATTGTAGCTCTAGGAGGACCGGCTTGCTCGGTTATAAATTCATGTGCTCTCATACTTGTTTGTCCGATTGGTAAGAAAATAAATGTACTATTTCAATGTTAGGAATTGGAGACACCATTAGTCTGAGATTTCCGTATGCTATATCTACGTTATAACGTGTCACTGCATTTCCAATAAACACTGAACCGAATATAGTGTGCTGGGCTCTGATGCCGTCATTACGTTTGGTCACTGCGATGGTAGCAGTCTGACTATCATTCGTGTCGATTGCTGATGACGTTACTTGGAAGCGAATAGTACTGAAGGTACTCTGTGGAACTTCATATATTACTTGATTGGCGGTGTTGTTGAGGGTATGTATATTCGATGAGTTAATAGAGATACCGCCGTTAAGACCGATACCGCCGTTAACCGTAATTGCACCGGTTGAGGTAACATTTCCTATTGCAATTAAGTCACCGGTTGCGTAGATATTTCCAACCTGCAAGTCTGCTGCTGCGAATCTATTGCTACCTTGGTAGAAACTCAATACATCAAAACTCTCACTTATTGCAACGTTTCCGATGTGAAGTGAGTCATGTTTACCTAACCATAGATTAGCTATACGCTGAGGGTCATTCCCAAGAGTAACCACGTTTGATGTGATTGGAATGAAGTCAACTGCAATGTCAACTTTATTATTTTCTACGTCTAGTACTAAATTGCCGATACCACCGCTTAGGCCCGCATTGTTAAACTGCAATGCACCGTTTGGGCCACCTTGATTTAGTAGCGGAATACTAGCAAAATTGTTGTTAATTTTGTCAAAAGCTACACGAAGCGGATCGCCTGTCCCGTCATTGGGCAGTAGTCCAATATCAATAAGTTCTAAGGTATGCAGGGTTGTTGCCATGTAAATATTCCGATTATACTATATTTATCGTCGGGACGCCCGTTTTAATTTTGTCCGAACAAGAAAAATTAATAAATATATCTACTTTACAGGAGCATTTTATGCACAAAATCTTAGCGATGCTGTTAATTGCAGTATCAACTAGTTCATTTTCATGGACTCAACGCGCACCTAATCCAGTTGCTGCTTGTCAAATACACGCACCATACGGATTTCCCCAAACAACTAGTGTCACCCCTATTTGTCGCCAGGCATACTTAGTGGGCTATGATGCTACTGCAAAACTACCCAAGTTTGTAACATATGAGCTATTGCCGCAAAATGCATTAGGTTGTGTCGCACGTACTAATGCGTTTGCACCCGATCAATCAGTACCAAATGGTGCTAGACCAGATGACTACGCTGGTACAGGATATGACAAAGGACATATGAGTCCAGACGGCGATTTGTCATGGGACGTACAAGTTGAGTTTGAGTCATTCCTAATGACAAACATGAGCCCGCAAGCCGGTTCACTGAATCGCGGTATCTGGAAACTACTTGAAACTAGTGTACGCGGATGGGCTGTTCAGCGCAATCAATCATACACCGTTTACGTCGGCGGAGTGTATGGGCCTGGTGATAAAGTCATCGGTAAGGGTGTTGTCGTCCCGCATGGTTTCTACAAGATTGTAATCAACAATCAGACTAAAGAGATAGCTGGTTGGGCATTCCCGCACGTTGCACCTTACCCTAACTTAGGCAATGACTTAACTAAGTTCCGTTTACCAATTGAACAGATTGAACAAGCAGGTGGTGTTAAGTTTGCTTTCCCTGCAGGTGCTGTTGAATTGCAACCTGGCAAAGAATGGCCAGTTGACTTTGGTGCATTGACTAAAGCCAAGCGGGTAAAGTGTGGTGCAAACGCCGAAGATTAATTACTTCCCGGCGTTCTCAAATATAGTTTTTTGAATGCCGTACCATTCGATCCAGCTGTCTAGCTTAACAGCACATTCGTAATAGGTTGTGTAGTTGACAACTACAGTTTTCGTAAGGCTGCTCAGTGTAGTCGTATCGCCCTCAATTAGTTTTAGTTGGGGGCATTTTTCCGCTAGCTGTGGAGGTACATCGGGGAATTTAGCAGTAATGGGTACCGGTGCAGCACACCCTACCAATGACATAGCAAGCAGTAAGACTAGATGTTTCATTTAGAATCCTTTGTTCGTATGTCGGCTGCTGCATCATTGTGTGCTTTTTTCACTACGTCAGGTATAGGACAAGCTGCATCGTACTTAGTGACTTCACGGTCAATGTATTTCACAATATCGTCGCCGCGAGTCCTGACTAACTCTAGCTTCTTGACGACCTTAGTCACAATTTTCACGTTCTCTTTAGCAGACTGTACTTCTGCCTTTGCTAATTTAGCTTCAACTTCTTGTACTTTAAGTTTCCATACTTGTTCATTTGCAAGTCCACCCTCTAAGTAAACTCCCAAAGACAGTATCAATACACTACAAATTTGAATCGGTAACTTATATGCAGCGATAAATGGAATGAAACCAAACACAAATCCTGCGATTGTGCCCAAGATGCCGGCAACAAGGATTAAGTGTAAAACAAAGTCAGGAAGTATTGATAGTATCCACATATGCTTATTTATGCATTATTGAAATAAGGATCGTCTATTAGCCACTTGTAATAGTGATAAAAACCCTCATCTACGTCTACTTTGGGGTCAAACCCAAAATCTTTTCTGGCTGCATCAATATTCAATGCGCCCCTGGTAGGAAAATCAGCATCTTTTTCGCGCACATTTATTGATCCTTTTCCTACTATTTGCACCGCTAGTTCGGCCGCATCTAGTAATGTACGACTATGACTCTTTGTAATATTGTAGGTCTTGTTTATAGTGTTTTCGCTCAGTGCAGCGGCAACGATGCCGTCTGCGGCATCGTCTACATACGTGAAGTCTAGTGTCTCTCCGGGCCCATTAACGTTGAGAGTGCCGCTTCGCATGGCTGTGAGCATAAACTTTGCGATAACTCGGTCTTCAACGTCAAGCGGTCCATAAACAGCACTAGGCCGAATGATAGTATGATTGAAACAACCACGGCGACTGTAATCTTTAACAAGGTCTTCTCCGGCTAACTTCATAATTCCATATTGACCCTGAGGTTTGCAAATAGCATCCTCGGTCACGTCATCAGTAAAGTCACCATAGACCATACTGGAACTAATGTACAGAAACTTTTGTACATGGTGTCTCTTACTCAATTCACATAGGTTTAGTAATCCCTCTATCATTGTCCTTGCGCCCAATGCAGGATTAGCATTGACCACTTTCTGTCTAGGGAAACTAGCCATGTGAATCACGGTGTCGAACTTATACTGTTCGAATAGATTATTCATTGCATCAGATGCAATATCTATACTGTAGACTATGGATGTAGAAATCTTCTTGCTACGTTCTTCTACTAGGTAATCAATCTCAGTTTGAGGGATGATACCATAATTAGTCATAGTGTCAGTAATCACGACATCATGGCCCATCTTCTCTAACCTATGAACTACGTTATGTCCAATAAGGCCAAGTCCACCGGTTACTAGAATCCTCATACTGCCATTTCTGCTTTGATAGAAGCTAATGATGTATAGCTCTCTAACTTGATATCTTCCATCTTGAAGTCATTGATATCAGTTACATCGGGATTGAGCCATAGAGTAGGTGCTGCTAGTGGTGTCCTAGTCAGTTGCTCTTTGACTTGCGCAACATGGTTTGAATAGATATGGGTGTCACCGGTAGAAATAATCAGTTCACCTACTTTCAAATCGCAGCAATGCGCTATTAGATAAGTGAGTAACGCATAGCTAGCAATGTTAAAAGGTAAACCAAGAAATACATCCACGCTACGCTGATACATATGGCAAGATAATTCACGATTTTTGTTGACATAAAATTGACTCATAACGTGACAAGGTGGCAATGCCATCTGGTCTAACTCGCTCACGTTCCAAGCACTAAGAATGTGCCTGCGCCCATTAGGATCTTCTTTCAATCCTTTAATGAGATTTGCCAATTGATCAACTTCATTTTTATCAACTGCTAAACGTACGCCACCCTTATGTGCAGCACCCATGTCTTTTTCTATAGTATACTTATTCCAATGTCGCCATTGTACACCGTATACTCTACCCAGATCACCGTCAAACTTTGCTTTGGGTTTCCAGTAGGGTGCAAGTGCGTTCGGAGTCCAGATAGTAACCGTACCATCTGATGTACCATGTGTGATTTCTGCTAGTCTTCGTTCATCACTCGAACCTTCGATGAACCATAATAGTTCACCGACACATGCTTTCCATGCTAATTTTTTTGTAGTAACTGCTGGGAAGGCATCACGCAAATCAAATCTGAGGTGTCTGCCAAATACTGACAATGTTCCTACACCGGTGCGGTCGTCTTTAGTTTCACCATTATCTAAAATATCTTGCAGTAGTTCTAAGTATTGTTTCATCTTCTTTTCCAAATTTGATACATGTGATCTGGAAATACTTCCAGATCATTGCATGTATATTCTTGTGATAATTTTAACAGATCAATGTAAGTATCACAAGTGTATTCGGACACCGTAACCGTTAAATGCACTTCGTCAATCAAATGCCAAGATGAGTTAATCAATTGTGCGCCACCTATTAGCCATGCATTTTTATATTCACCGAAGTGGTTTAAGTTGGGAACCTGAATAGCGCCGTTAGGTAACACAAGAGTAGACTTTGATACTACGAAATTCAATCTATCTAGCAACGGTTTCTTAGGAAGACTATCCCAAGTATTGCGGCCCATGACAATAACTTGTCCGGCAGTAAGTTTACTGAATCTTGGCAAATCGCCCTCGATTTTACTCCAGGGCAATTTGTTTTCGTAGCCTATCCCTCCATTAGGGTCACATGCTACAATCAACTTCATAGTTTACCTAATAACTTATCCGTTTCGGGTTGTACTGTCTCTGCGATGTTCTCTACGTTGAGGACGAATTCAAAACTAGTAATGAGGGGGTCGAGTTCATTTAACTTACGTGAAATAACTTCTTCAACTTCCTCAGGGTCTAATCCTTGTTTCATTAATGCTTGGATGTTGATAGTATGTTGTTTTTTTCCCGTCAATTTCACTACGATTTTACGAATGAATTGAACGGGTACTTGAACTTTATCTACATCTTCAAGAATATGTTCCCATTTTTTGATGTACTCAGGAGTCATCTGGTTTTACACAGTAACTTTAGCTTTTGCAGGGCGGCCGCGCTTTTTAGCTACCGGAGCAGCAGGCACATTAGCTGATGCATATTGCGATGCTACACCATCAATCGATGCAGCCTCTGTTTGCAATCTTGCACTTTCGGCTAGTAGACCTCTAGCTTCTGCTTCCATCTTATTAGCTTGCGTGCGCAGTCCACGTGCAATTAGAGAATCAGACAGCAAACCATCTGATGCTTCAGAGACTGCTGGTGCATTTTTCTCTGCTGCTCGGTCACGTGCGCGGCGCGCAACTTGGTCAGCATCTTGAATGCCACGGCTGCTATCGATTTCAGCAAGACGCTTAACCGCAGCTTCACCCTGTTCCATTTCGTCTAGAATCTTATTCAACTCATTGAGTTTGATTCTAGTGTTAGAATTAGGGGTAACTACAACTGATTCTGTTTGCACTTTTTTCAACATTCCCTGGGAATGCAATACTTGCAAAATGTACTTGCCATCTTGTGTATGTGTGCGATTCAATGCATCTGCTAGATTCTGGCTACTTTGCCCGATATCACTTTCAATACATTTCATCATTGGATCGTGAATGTGTCGATTCAATGTATCTGTAAATGTGACCAAGCACATATGCGTTTCATTTGGAACCTCACGGAAAACAATTGCTACTTTCCTATCACCGATTTTACCTACATGTCGTAAAAAACTCATAACTATATCTCCTTAGTTTCAAATATTTAATGCTATTCAGCCGGTACTAAATTTATTTTGTTCCCGACCATCTCAACTCATACAGCATTGCTTCTGCTGGATCCTCAAAGGAAACCCGCTGTGTTGTCGTCACGAAAAGATGGTAATCCGCGCCATCTCCATCACTATCATCTTCAGTATAATATCTACCTATCAATTTAGTCAGTATCCATAACAATGACTTTTCTGTTACCGGGGTAGCGCATTTTATAAAATGCGGCGGTGCTGATGACAATTGCCTAGTAGCATACCACGCTAATGGATTAACGTTCATTTAGTAAGTGCATCCAGTATTTTGTACTTCTCATAAGCATCAACTACTATAGGGTTTGGATTTATCCCGATCGGATTAACTTCAACCCAGCAACCGGTACTTCGAGCTAGCCCGGAGTGGATGAATTGGCTGCCCAAAGTTGTAAAGTTTCTTGGTTGGTGAATCTTTCCGGCTTGATACAGTCTAGATGCCAGTTCCTGTACATCTTCTAGCGGGAACTCAGACATTTCATATTGGGTCGGCCGAGGTGCACCAAAATTGCCTTGACTATGGTACATCTCTACTACTAGCATTAGTTTGTCTAAATTAGGTACCATGGTGCGGGTAATCAACAATAATACCTCATCCTCGGACACTTCGCCCTTCATAATAGATTGAAGGCATCCACCCAAACTGTTTCCAATCAGCATTCTCATGCTATCACCTGTGTTTTCATCATTGCTCGGTCGCTATAAAATTTATGACCGACTTGTCGAATAGTGTCAACTATAAGTTGAGGATCATTAGTGAACGTTTCTTTAATGTCTTCTTCCGTCAACTCTGAATCAAAGGTGTAGATTTCATAGTGGCGTTGACTATTGTATCTGGCCCTGAGAATCATCATATGCAACGGGATATTCGGGGGAGGGATATCTGTAGCATCTTCTTTTAGAATACGCCAGATATTCTCTTTTCCCCATTGCTCGTGTTTTTCTTCTACCGTAGTAACATTGATTAGGCATTCAAGCCCAGTCATGTCCCACATTGCAATGAACCTAGTTAGTTTCTTTTTTGATGAGCGCATAAATCATTTTCACTTTATCTAGTGCATCAGCTAATGGTACACTTGTTTTTGCTGCACGGTGAATGTTTCCCCAAAGCTGAGATTCTTTCATCTGGGTGTAGAGGTCAGAGTGACGTATACTCTCACTATGTAGAGTACGTTCACTCTCGTCTGCTTTGCGAACATAAACAGTTTCCCCTTTATCAGGGGATTCAAATATGTCAGTCATCGTTATTAGTGAATGTCATAATGATTTTTACTACAAAGATAATAGCTAATAAACCTGCAATACCCAACACGATGAATTCTGCCATATATACTCCTTTTATTTCTCGTCGTACAATGCAAACGTGCCGAACGGGGGGTTCGGATTAGGGTCACCGTGAATAATCCAAGTAGTATCGCAGTAGTTAGCATCACCCCAAGAACCGCAGGGATATCCATCAGTAAACACAATCAGTCGTTTTGGTTCGATTGCATTTTCTTTCAAGTAATCAAAGATACAATCAAAGTCAGTTCCACCACCACCCATTGGCTCGTAGTTTTCAATGAGATCCATATTCTCGCTAGAAAAGTCTTGCGGATTGTATGTCTTCGTATCGAAACAAAACAAATGGACCTTATAGCCATCAAACGAATCCATCATGCCGCCTACTTCACCCAAGAATGCTTGTGCTTGTTTATCGCTAATAGAGCCTGACATGTCGAGGGTAACAACAACGTCAATTTCTTGACCCGGTGTCATACCAGGCATGATAGCTTCCATGTGCCAGCTTCTACGTGATGGGCGGGCCCAGCTATAGTCAGTACGAATACAACTAGTCAGATTAGTCTGAATCAATTCGCGCCATGGCATTTGCGGGTTAGTAGTGTCACGAATCAAACGTTCGACACCTTTAGGCAATGTACCTGCTTCTGCTGATTGAGCAGCGCTGATAATTGCTTGCTTGACTTCTTGGCGAACACGGTCTTTTTCTTCTTGTGACATACGAGGGCGCTTGCCTTTGCCCTTGCCCTCTTTGTCACCATCTTCACCGTCACCGTCATCACCATCATCACCATCCATGTGATCATCTAGTAATTGGTCAATCAATTCATCGACACTAATCTTTTGAACGTTTTTCATCAAGTCATCATAGACTTCTTCGGCTGGCAGACCGTCATACTTTTGTTCGTACAAACAAGGGACGGTTGTAATAAACTGTCCAACTTTGTGGCGCTTCAAGTCAGCATTAACGCAATAGTCATCAGCGATGTTCCACATCTGTGGGTCACGATTGCCACGGCGACCGATGTGATCATACACAACGTGTAGAACTTCGTGCCCGACTAAGAATTCAACTTCTTTTGGCTTCAACAACATAATGAAGCGGCTATTGTAATAGAACTTCTGACCATCAGTAGCAGCAGTGCCGCACCATTCATCAGCGTTGACTAGTTTCATTCGGGTTGCGAGATTGCCGAAGAATGAGTGACGCAATAATAGACCGATACGGGCAGTGACCAAACGCTCACGTGCGGCCGCATCGACTTTAGTATCAGTTGGGCCGACTAGATTCTCGTACTTTGCGCTACGGGTTTTTTTACTTTTGTTTGCTGGGGCAATAACACTACTCATATCAGGTCCTTTTCAATGTATGCTACATTATAGCACTAAACGTATTTATTGTCAACTTATTGCAGTTGACGGGGGTCGCGGTCATCAACCAATTTTGCAACGGTTTCGAGGTCCTCGTCAGATAAGTCATCATAGTCAACAAGTGTACCTTGTTCCAACAGTTCGCCGCTATCAAATGCAGCTTGAATTTCTGCCATTAACTCATCTAGTTCTTCCTGAGTTCCATCGAACGAATCAAAGCAACCAGGAGCAAATACTAGTTTAAGGTCATCATTTGGTGTAGTCATAGTCCACGATATCCTGCGTCAAATGCAATTCGGGCATAAGGGGCGGCTGATGCAATCGCGTGAAACAATTCTGCTTGGGTTTTCGACAGACCTCGTGCACGGGCACTTTGACCAATCGCATAAAAATACTGCTTACCTGTCATACTAATCCTTAAATAAAAAAGGGTGAGCATATCGCTACACTCACCCTACAAACTGTTAACTCTTACTTTTAGTTGCCTGCTTCAACAATGTACTTGCCGTACTTCTTGTGAAACTCATCGAAGTTCTTCAACTGAGTCGGCTCGATTGGCAACTCATAAGTCTTCAATGCAATCTTCGCACCCATAACAACCAACTCAGTTTCAAAGTTGTTCATCATGTAATCAAAGAAGTTTTGGCACATAACGTGAAAGTCTTTGCTGCTAGTTTTCTTCTGCACAGCATCTTTCAATTCATAGCACATGCCAATTGTCAGTGCGTACATTGCAGAAATTTCTTTCACTGCAAGGTCCTTCACTTTTCCTGCAAGAATCTCGCTTGGCTCGGGCATACGACCAGCAATCTTGCGGTGAGCCATAAACTTAACAGCAAGGCCTTCACCGACAGAACCCGCAATCAGATTGAATTGCGTATCAATATCAGTGTCATCTTCGTGCAGCAAGTCAGAGACAAAACACCAACTACGCGGGGTAGCAAATGCACGTGAACTAGACTTAGAATCAAAGTCATAGATATCTTGTTTTGCAAACGACAGATAGCCAACAACGTCTTTGTGAATGCCTTTGTTCACAGCCCAATTTTGCCATGAAGTAAAGTCCGGGCGCATTTCCAAGTGAATGAAACGATTAGCAAGGGGCATCGGCATGCGGTAGGTAACACCTTTGTCAGAGTCACGATTACCTGCTGCAACGATAACAACATTGTCGGGCAAACGATACTTGCCCACGCGGCGATTCAAAATCAACTGATAGCCTGCAGCTTGTACAGCTGGGGGAGCAGAGTTCATTTCATCGAGGAACAAAACAACGATTGGGTACTTACTTGCAAATTCTTCGTCAGGCAAGTCGATCGGGGGAGCCCAGTCCATTTTACCATTGTCTTTATTGAAATAAGGGATGCCGCGAATGTCAGTAGGCTCCATTTGTGCCATACGCAAGTCAACGACTGCACCTTTTAGTTCTTCGGCAATTTCAGCGACAACTTCAGATTTACCGATGCCGGGAGGGCCCCAAAGAAAGACAGGGCGTTTTGTTTTGAACGCTTTGAGAATAGATTTACGGGTCTGTACACTAGTGATTGTGTGATTGTCTGAGATTTGAACTGCCATTTTGCTTCCTTTGAAAATATGAACTAACTGAATTAAGAATGTAGTATAACACGAAATCGATTTATTGTCAAATATCAGCATGTTGCGTATAAACAACACTCTACTTCAATTGCTTTTTCGATTCCCAGACTGTAAGTATAGCACGGTATGGATTTATTATCAACCTCTCGATTCTTGCTAAGTAATTACATGAACAATTTGAATATTTTAGTTGTATTACAGACACATAGCAAGGGTGACAGCCAGCATTATTTGGGCTATCACACCACGGAAAGGTTTTGCAAGGCCAGCAAGACCGAGGTCCAAAGACGATGTACTCGCAGTTTGGTCGAGTCGATGAACTATGCGAAAGAGCTTTTACTCGGTAGCACCGTCAAGCTGACGGTGCTAGATGATCACAGTGATGATAATGCCATCACCAATCTCAAAAGCAACTTGAATCTTGCCACTTTTGACACGGAGCTAATACACCTCGAAACCTACGGCATCATGCCCAGCATCATGCAATGCTACGAGTATGGTAAGGAACATGGCAGTGAGATTGTGTATTTTGCACAGGATGACTACCTGTACGATACCAATGCCATCTATGATATGGTCATGACTATGATCCAAACAACAAGTCACTTGGGTAAGTTCACTAGCATCTTCCCATACAATGATCCACATAAGTACACACCGGAGAATGTTGCAGTACAGAGTCACATCGTGCGTAGTCAGAACAGACATTGGCGCACACAGATTATGACTGCTAGTTGCTTTATGACACATCACAGTGTCATAGTAGAGAACTGGGATTTGTTCCATGCAATGGGTAATCATGCAGTGTCTCCTGTTATGGAAGACAAAACCATCAATCAGTTGTTTAGAACTCGCAACTATCATTTGTTTGTACCTATTCCAAGTCTTGCACTTCACATGCAGTACGAATCAGAACTAGACGAGTTAATGAACTGGCGCGAGTGGTGGGATAGATATGATCGTCCAGAGCCACTGACTGCGACAACCGATAGCACAATGTTGAACTTGGGCTTTGGCGGTCATCCTCTTAAAGATTTTTCGCATACTAGTGATTTGCTATCATACCGTGAAATTACACTAGACATTGACAACAAACACAATCCGGATATATTAGCTGATGTTACTAACATCAGTCACATACCTGATAACTTTGTTGACTGCATCTACACTTCACATATGATTGAGCACATTGATTACTTCAAAGTTCCTAGTTTGCTTAATGAGCTATTGCGTATCACTAAGCCAGGTGGATTCATTCGTATTATCACTCCTAACTTACAATCTATCGCTCAAAAGATTGTAGAGGGTGACTTACTTGGAGTAGTGTACAATAGTAACGGCGGACCTATCTCTGCCATCGACATGATCTACGGTCATCGTCATAGTGTACATCGTACTGGAGTTGACTTCATGCGACACCGTACAGGATTTACTCGCAAAGTTTTTGAGTCACTTGCAACAGAGCATGGATTCAATATGAATATACAGGAAGATGGATACGATTTGGTAGTGAACGTTACCGCATCAGTATAGCCATCAGTAGTATCTTTTCTAGGTGGCTGATAGCTTTATTGATATCAGCCATTTTTTCTTGGGTTACGCGGTCAGACTTGGAACGTCTTGCATCTACTTCTACCTTACTCAACTCTACAACCATGTTAGTGATGTTGTTCAGCATCCTGCGTAGGTCTGGATTCCATCCTAGAGTAGACATTTGATTCCTAAGATTGCTGTGAACTTCTTGCCAGTCTAGGGAGTTTTTTATTTCCATGAAGCATTCTAACATAAATGGGCATTAAAGTCAAGCCATAAGGAAAGGCCCCAAAGGGCCCGCTTCTAGTAAGATTCTATTAGAATGCGTACTTGACACTAGCAATCAAACGATTGCCATTAGATGCTTCAACACGTTCTTGACCAGACTGGCGAGTGTAGTCTAGCCCTAGGCTAACTTTACTAGCAACCGGGACGCTGACACCAACACCAACTAGGAGTGCATATCCATCAGCACCTTTTTGATTGTTCAGGTATGCGCCGCCGCCTTTAACAGCAACTGTTGCACTACCCAGTTTAGCAACATCATAGCTGGCCATTACCGAGTAACGATCTTGGTTGTTTGCCCCTTTAGTGGCACGATCAAAACCAGCAGTTATACCTGCTTTACCGAAATATTGACCAATTGTAATGCCATGGGCATCACGGTCACTACCTGCGTAGTCACGCGAGGCATTTACGCCGACTTCAACAGCGGATGCAGAGATTGTGGCTAAAGCCAATAGAGATGCGATTGCGATTTTTTTCATTATGTTTTCCTTATGTTAAAACTCTTGATATATCAAGGTTGATGTTTATATCATCATATGTTATTTTACACGGATGATATGCGGATTGCAATATGTTTGGTTAATCTTTGTCAGTCCACTTACCCGTTTGATCAAATCGTTGTTCTTGAATTGTTTTCTCTCCCCAAAACTTTCGAGGGTTGCCGCACATAACACAATTTGAATCCCCGCAGTTCATTGCATGTCGCTTAACAAACTTATGCGGTTTGTCGACCGGAATTCCGTTCCTCTTAGCAATGTCTACTTGTTTCTTTACTGCGGCTTCATCCTTGAGTAGACGGGCACCTCGTTTAATTTTGTCTTCGTTTTTACTCATACGTTAATCCTTTATAGTCAAGTAGAAAAATAGGGACCGAAGTCCCTATTGCTATTTTCTGTTACGAGGTATAACTACCCTAAGCTGAGTTTAGGCAGCTAAGGCGAACATGGAGTCGTTTGCAATTACTTTTTTTGTGTCTTCGACCGGGTCACCCCAATCCTAAAGGCTTCTACCTTGCCTAGCGCCTATCTTAACTACTATCCTGTCGGTCGATCCCAAGTCACCCCCATCATAAATGCATCTGTCATTATACAGACCGTATGTAATGATGCATTTATGGTGGAGGTGGGGAGAATTGAACTCCCGTGTCGCTAGTGTTTCCTAAGAAGGTTTACGCTGTTCTTATTATTTATACAACAATATCATTCACCATCTGGATGTTTATCGTGCCAAACCATTAAACGGTATATACCGTAAGCTGCTATTAATCCGACAATCATCCACATAGTTGTTATCATAGTCTATTATTTAGCTGTTGTCAACATGATTTGGGTATAGACGTTCGTATAATGTACGTAACCATGCCCAGTCATAACTGAGTCGTAGCTTTTCTAGCTCACCGTTAACGGATTCATAGTAGCGACATGCATCTAATGCTGCCATAGTGCTATACTCACCGTACTCACCGTCACCTAAATTCAACCATGAACTTAGTCTGAACTTAGCTTCTAGGTCGTTGTTGTTCTCAGTGTGTGATTTTAATTTCAGTGTTTCGCGGAAGCTAGTACGCCAAGTATCCCACACGCTAGTGTTGTACATACCTATACCACTGTTCACCGTGACAACTTCGTGCTCCCCATCCATAGTAAAGTCTAATCCTTTAGCCACGGTATTCAGCGTAATATTCTTATTGTTTGCAACAATGGCTTGATGACCATACTCTAAATGATTGACTGGGTTAGTTGCAGTAAAGATATAGTGCTTAGGAATCTGCAACCTGTCTGGTTGCCAATTAAAATCAAATTTACTATTGACCTTAAGTTTAGCATTGACTAAGAAGTACCACGGGGTGTTACTTGCGTTAGCTGCTGCATGTTGACTTGCTACACGACCATTCACTCCATCTACTCTGATAACTCTGTTTGCCAAGTCGCCTGCCATAAACAACAAGTGTTCATAGTTTTCGTCAGCATTAGCTTCTCCGTTGCTAAAGAATATAATGTCTAATGGATTACTATATATAGGGTTAGATACTCTATTGATATAGGGATAATCGTATAGCTCTTTCTTCACATATCTTTTAGCTTCTTTGGGAACAGTGATGTGTGTTCCGCCGGTGCTATGAACAATGATGTTCTTGGTTTCAGGTGACCATAGACTCATTGGTTCATCGTTAGTTACTCTTATTTCTTTGTTGTCTGACGAGACAATCGTAGCATAAGGCCAATTAAAATCAAAATCAGTAATAGAGACATGAGTATCCTTTTCATTTATAAAAACAGGTGCAGCTAATCTCGTAGCCTTTTGGTGTTGGTTGTAGTTGATTTTCACATAGTCTTCTAACACACCCATATCGTCAATCAATGTTCGTAACTTGTTCACATCAATTAAGAACGTATCCCCAAACTTCTGCTTGTCGCTAGGGAATACATGCAATTGATCCTTAGCATATGGATCACACATATAAGTAAAGTCAAACTGAAAGTATTCGCAAATAGTACTGATAACCCAAATATAGTGTTCTTTTTTAGTGGGCAATGATTTTACTATCGTTTTCAGAGTGGCCAGGTAGCTAGTGTCGTACTTGACAATCAATCTACCTTCACATTCAATGTCATTGTAGTCAGTAGCAGACAAGTTGCCATGATCAATGTAAACAATATCGTATAAAACTTCAACTGCTCTGGCACGCTTAGTCTTAACAAAGTTCAGTATGTTCAAATGCTCAATAACCTTCACATACTTTGTAGATTCAACGAATGTCTCTTTGTTCACTAGATATGTATTTCCCCAGTGACTCCACTGTGTGCCGAACACATGAACCATATCCATCTGCCATGGGCTAGGATAGAAGTCAAACATAAATCCACTGTAGTCTAATTCGCTATTCACTACCCAAAATAGTTTAGACTCGCTTTTGTTACAGCAACGTTGGATAGTTTCTACCCAGCTATTAAGATAGCGAGTCTTTTGCAATTGAGGATAGCGTAGCTTCAATATGTCATATCTATCGCCGCTGTTGCCTCTATCGATATAGAACATGCTTAGGTTAGATTCAATCTCCACTGTCTGCTCTAGTACGTAGTTCAATTCAGTATAGCCCCTGACATACATTGGACCGTTGATATAATATGTCTGCGTGTTCTTACTGTACTCATTGCCGAATACGTTAACGTGACGGAAGTTATCACTGTTAGGCTTCCAATTAAAGTCAAATTTGTCATAGTTCAAGTCAGGGTTCAATGCCCAGAACACTTCATCACCATGCTCATTGATTAGTGATTCTAGTGTGGTGTTTATTTTATATTTCTTAACCGTAGAAATTCTATTGTCAACTGTATATTCCATCAACACCACTTCAGTTGCATCTGTAATAACATATCTAGGACCGTTATCTTGCCATTGATATATCTGCGATGGGCTATGTGGATTAGGTCTCCAACTAAAATCAAATGTAGTTAAGTCATCCTTGTTATTAACTATCCAATTGTCAGTTATCATAGGAGTAGCAACCGGATAATCCATGTACTTGCGTTCAGTGGCGCCGGGAGTCATATACTCAAGTGAGGGTTCAGTCTTGCTATCATTCCATTTGTTCCCAAACACATAGATGAACGGTGGCTCGATTGGGTTGGGTCTCCAACTGAAGTCGAACATGGTCTTATCCACACTAATTAATTCAGTCCATCGATCTAGCTGCGGTGATACTACTACGTCGCCCATGTACTTACGTTCGGTTGCACCATCTACGTGATATTCTAGTGTAGGTTCAATTTCTGCTGGTACATATTTATTACCCCAGGTGTATATGTATGGAGGCTCATGTGGGTTGGGGCGCCATGCCATATCTACACTAGTCATATCAACCGGAGATAAGAATTTCCAATTGTTCTTTAATGGGACCGGTACAACATCAGTTCTGTATATCAACGTGGCTACATCTAACTCAGTACATAACCATGTACCACTATCTTTGTCAATTTCACTAGGCCAAACATTGTTAAAGTCGCGGGCCCAAAAATCTTCGTCCGGCAGGAAGTCGAAGTCCCAATTCCAGTCAAAGTTTTTGTAGTCACTGTGCT